TACTGACCGCGAATCGCGAAGCGATGAGCGTCCGGGGTTACTGGGCGACAAGGTTCCAAGAACACGATGAAAACAAGGTTCCAAGATCTGGATTCCGGGGATCGGGGGTCCTAGCTCTGGGAGAGGGGAGAGAATGTGTGAGCAGTATAGATAGGGTTTTTGAGTCACCCCCTCCCCACCATCGAAAAGTGAAATCCAAAAATTTTTTTGCAAAATTTTTTCTGGCATACTCTGGCGACTCTGTTGACGCAGGGGGTCGGCAATCGACTCTTCAACAGACCACGAACCACGAATGGAGAACCCCATAACGTGCGTTAGGTGCAAGAAGTCGTTGCCACCGGACCAGTTCAATAGGCACTCGCGTAACAGGGGCGAGATCAAACGCAGCTACTGTCGCGCCTGTGCCAAGGCCCTCGACCGTAAAACACGGTCCTCTGGCTATGAAACCTATCTCCGGTACTTAATTCGTAAGAACAAGTCCTCGAGCACGGAACGTGGTATCTCTGATTACACGATCACGGTGGAGTCCTTGAAAGAACTGTGGGAGAAGCAGGGGGGTAAGTGCGCAATATCCGGCGTCATCCTTACCCATCACCTGGACGGAACGGGGCGTAAGGAGTTCAACGCCAGCATCGACCGGATAGATAGCCAGCTAGGCTACGTCCCTGGTAACGTTCAGCTCGTTGCCTATCGTGCGAATGTGTTAAAAAACGACCTTGGGCTCGACATGCTTTATTGGTGGGTTAAGACAATTTACCAATACTCTTGTGATTGAGCATTAGGGGGGCTAATATAAATGCTGCAAAAAGTCCAGGTCTTTGCTATAGAGGGCTTTGAAGCGGCCGTTATTGGTACCGCCATTAGGGGCGGGAACGAGGTGCTGGTGTACGACGGTTATCTGGCCGAGGCCATTGCCCTCGGTCTGGAGCCTAAGGCCGCTAGCCTCAAAGAGTATTTAATGAAGATTGAGCTCGGCAAGCTTGGAGATAAGGCACCAGTTTTCGTGTTCTTGGATGTAACAAACGTTGGAGACATTACCGACTCCGTCAGAGAACCAGGAACTCCAGTCCACTGAACAGGTAGAACTCCAGTCGTTCATGCCCTACATGGGGCTGTCACTGGGGGAGCTAACTGCTCAGCAGGAGCGTCTTGTTCTTTATATGTCTCGTGGCATGACGACGGCAGCGGCCGGTCGTGCTGCGGGGTATACGACTCCGCAAGCCGCATACGATGCGGCGAAGCGCCCGGCCGTGGTCAAAGCGTTGAACTACTTTAGGGAGCAGTTCCGTGAAGAGGTGCATTTTACCAGAGTCCATGCGCACTCGATGTATCTGGACGCGTACAACTCTGCAGCGACGTCTACCGAGATGAAGAACGCGACCGACTCATTAGTCAAGCTCCACGGTTTGGCGGCTCCGGACCACGCGACGCAGATCAACATCAACGTGACACCGGCCCACATGGAACGGATGTCTGATGAGGATCTGCTGAAGCTGGTCGGTAGAGACGAGAAGTATCTGGAGCCTGACTCCACTTGATAGAAGAGATTCCAACTCGCAAGTGCAGACGGTGCAGGAACCTGCATCCTGTAACCTTGTTTGCGAGCGAGGTGGAGGGGATATGTGTCTATTGTAAAGCTGATCGTGCAGAAGCATTACCGGACCCCGCCTTGCATAAAGATACGCACAGAAGTATGGGGGAGGTGGAGCTTAGCGTTGAAGAAAGGGCAAAACGGGAACTAGCGTTCCGGTTACTCGCTCGAAAGAGATTACTGCCCTTCGTCGAAAAATACAATACAGACTACGTTGCAGGGTGGGTGCACAAAGATGTTTGTAAACGACTTGAACAATTTTCTCGGGACGTGGTGGACCAAAAGTCGCCGCGCCTTATGCTCTTTATGCCGCCGCGTCATGGAAAGTCGACACTTGCGTCAGTGGCATTTCCGGCTTGGCATCTGGGGCGTAATCCTGACCACGAATTTATTAGTTGTTCGTATTCAGGCTCGCTTGCGATGGGTTTTTCTCGGAAGGTTCGTCAAGTATTACGTGAGCCTACCTATAAAGCGATATTCAAGACGCGTCTGGATCCGGATAGTCAAAGCGCGGAAGCGTGGCTGACTACTGCTGGCGGCGGTTACGTCGCAGCAGGTGTCGGCGGCGGTATCACGGGTAAAGGCGCGCACGTTCTTGTGGTCGACGACCCCGTCAAGAACCGCGAAGACGCTGAAAGCCAGAACAATCGCGACGCGAACTGGGATTGGTATACATCAACCGCGTACACACGTCTCGCGCCAGGCGGCGGTGTGCTCGTCATTCTTACGAGGTGGCACGATGATGACTTGGCTGGAAGACTTCTTAAAGCGGGTATTCAAGGTGGAGACGAGTGGGAAGTCGTTAGATATCCCGCCATCGCCGAAGACGACGAAGAGTTCCGAAAAACCGGTGAAGCGCTCCACCCGGAAAGGTACGACGTCGATTCGCTCCGCCGCATCGAAAACGCGGTAGGTCCTCGAGACTGGTCTGCGCTCTATCAGCAGAATCCTGTCGCCGACGACGGTCAGTACTTCACCAGAACGATGGTGCAGTACTACGATGCCGACGAGATCGACCGCGAAGAGATGCGGTACTACTGTGCCTGGGACCTCGCGATCGGTAAGAATGACCGCAACGACTACAGCGTCGGCCTTGTCGTTGGTATCGACGAAGACGATCACATGTATGTAATGGACTGCGTCCGTGGTCGTTGGGATGGCTTCGAGATCGTCGAGCGGATACTCGATCTCTACGAGCAGTGGAAGCCGTCGATCATTGGCATTGAAAAAGGTCACATCGAAATGGCCCTCGGTCCGTTCCTCGAGAAGCGCGTGCGTGAGCGCGGGCTCTATGAGGCGTACTTCAAAGATCTGAAGACTGGGCGGCGTGACAAGGAGGCTCGAGCCCGAGCCATTCAGGGACGTATGCAGCAGGGCATGGTGTTCTTCCCGAGGGAAGCAGCATTCTCTGGGCCGCTCATCGCTGAGTTGCTGCGGTTCCCAAATGGTATGCATGATGACCAAGTCGACGCGTTGGCGTGGATTGGTCTCATGATGACAGAGTTTACTACGTATCAAGCTCCTGTTGTTCGCGAGCCCTCTTGGCGGGATAGGCTCATAGCTATTGCTCGTGGACCGCGCCAAAAGTCCGCGATGAGTGCTTAACCGTGGCAACACCTAAAGTCACTGTTACTTCCTACGAAGATTGGAAGAGTAAGTACGGGTTTCAGGAGAGCCCGGACTATAACTTGAAGGCTGCGTTTGAAGCCGGACTAGATCCGGAGATGAACTCGGGAGATGGCAAGTTCCACTTATCAGATCGGTTCAAGCTGCCGACTCACCCTACTTATTCGACAGACAGTGACTATTCAAGATCAAAAGGAGCGCCTCCAGCAGGACGTTGGGAAGGTAGCGAAGAAAAGGGATGGACGTTCTACGCCAGCCCTCAAAACATTAAAAATCTCGGCGGCGAGAAACAATATCGAGCTTGGTGGGAAAAGAACGAGCCTGGGGTAAAACTCGTGCTTCCTAAACAATTGTCACTTGGACAGTTGCCTGTTTTACCCCGTTCCACACGGTAAACTAGCATGCCTAAAATCAAACCACAGTCTATTGAAGATCAACAGCTCGCCCACACGCAGTGGCAGCGCTACGTGCGCGCCCGCGATAACGGGCATCTGCAGTACGTTGAGATGGCGAAGAAATGCGACGCGTTCTATCGCGGCGACCAGTGGGACAAGTCTGCTCTTGCAGTTCTGGAGGCCGAGGGCCGTCCAGCACTGACCATCAATACTATTCTTCCGACCGTGAACACGATCCTCGGAGAACAGTCCACGCGCCGTGCTGATATTCAGTTCAAGCCACGCCGTGGCGGTGACCAGGACGTTGCAAGCGTCCTAACCAAGCTGTACATGCAGATCGCCGACAACAACAAGCTCGACTGGGTCGAGCAGCAGGTGTTCAGCGACGGCCTCATCATGGACGGCCGTGGTTACTTTGATGTCCGCATGGACTTTAGTGACCACGTAGAAGGTGAGGTACGCATCACGGCCAAGGACCCGATTGATATCCTGGTTGACCCGGATGCCAAGGAGTATGATCCGAAGACATGGAACGAGGTCTTTGAAACTAAATGGATGACCCTCGACGAGATCGAGGAACTGTACGGCGAAGACAAAGCCGAAGCGCTACGGTTCGTCGCCGAGAATGGCAACGGATTCGGACGCGACTCAATCGAATACGAAGAGACTCGCTACGGCAAGACTGACTCGACGCAGGACTATCTTAGAGCGTCGGTTCCTGGCAGTGAAGAATACCGAAACGTAAAGGCGCTACGTGTCATCGAGCGGCAGTACCGTAAGATGGGGCGTGCAGATTTCTTTGTTGATCCCAACACGGGGGATCAGCGCGAGGCCCCCGAAGAGTGGGGCGAGCAGAAGACGAAAAAGTTCGCCAAGCAGTACGGCCTTGGGATCATCAGTAAGATTAAGCGCAAAGTGCGCTGGACAGTGACGTGCGACAAGGTCGTGCTCCATGACGACTGGTCGCCGTACGAAGACTTCACTCTCGTCCCTTACTTCGCGTATTTCCGTCGCGGCCGTCCGTTCGGTATGGTGCGTAATCTGTTGTCTCCGCAGGAGCAGCTGAACAAGATCGCGAGCCAGGAGCTGCACATCGTCAACACCACCGCCAACAGTGGCTGGATGGTTGAGAGTGGCTCACTCGTCGGCATGACGACGGACGACCTAGAGGAGCACGGCGCAGAGACGGGCCTGATACTTGAGTACAACCGTGGTTCGCAACCGCCGACCAAGATTCAGCCTAATCAGATTCCGACCGGGCTCGATCGCATCAGTCAGAAGGCGGCGCTCAACATCAAGACTATCAGCGGTGTGAATGACTCGATGCTCGGGTCGGACAGCGCAGAGGTCTCCGGCATCGCCATTCAGGCGAAGCAGAATCGCGGCGTCATCATGATTCAGGTGCCGCTCGACAATCTGCGTAAGACTCGACAGTACCTTGCTGAGAAGATTCTTAATCTTGTGCAGAGGTTCTACACCGAGCAGCGCGTCATTCAGATCACCAACGAAGATGATCCAATGAAGCCGCGCGAGCCTATGGTCGTCAATGAAATGACGCCGGAAGGTCGCGTGATCAATGATTTGACTTTAGGCGAGTACGACGTAATCGTCGGCACCGCGCCTGCGCGTGACTCGTTTGATGAGATGCAGTTTGCCGAGGCGATTAATCTTCGTCAGGTTGGCGTAGCCATACCGGACGACGCTATTATTGAGTACAGCCACCTCGCCCGTAAGGGAGAACTTGCGAAGCGTATCCGCATGATGACGGGTGTCGAGCAGACTCCGGAGCAGATGGAAGCCAACGCTATGCAGGCGGAGCTGGCGATGCAGCAGGTTCAGCTCACGCTGGTCAAACTGCAGGCAGAGGTTCAGAAGTTGCAGTCGGAAGCGGCGGTCAACATTGCCAAGGTGCAGGATGTCGCCGACGTTCAGCCCCAGCTCAAGATGCAGGAGCTCCAGGCGCAGATTGCAATCAAGGAGCGCGAGCTCGAGCTGCGGCGTGAGCTTTCTTCGCTTACTAATGAAACGCGGCGTAATCAGCATCAGACTGCATCAGCGACTCGTATTGCTGCGACAGTCATGCAGACCGCTGCCAAGACGCAGAATCAGGGCCCGCCGCGCCCTGTTAATATCCCAAACATGCGGCAATAAGTATCCAATAGGAGTTTGATACATGGCTGACGACAAGAAGGACGTGACGTTTGATGTGATGCCCGGTGCCGATCCCGTTGAGGCGGCCCCGGAGCAGAAGTTCGACTTTAATTTTGGGCTCGGCGAAGAAATTAAAGCCGCAGTTGCGGAACCGGCCACGGAACCGGCCATCGAGGAGGCAGAAGCGCCAGTAGTTTCGGAGGCAAAGGCGGAAGTTGAACCGGTGATCGAACCGACGCCGCTTGAAACGCCGGAAGTTGCTCCGGTTGTTCCGGAAGCGGAGGCGAAAAAAGCCCCAGAACCGGAGCCGAAGCAGAAGATGGTGCCGAAATCGCGCCTAGACGAGGTGTTGGCCAAGCAGAAAGCGCTGCAGAAGCAGCTCGACGACCTCATGGCGGCTAAAACCGCTGCCGAAACGGCTCCTGAGAGCTACGATTTCGCGGTAAAAGAGGTGGAGTACCAGAATATGGTGCTCGACGGTCAGCATGAGAAGGCTGCGGCCCTTCGTGCCGAGATCCGCAAGGCGGAACGCGCACAGCTCGAGTTCGAGTTGACGCAGAAAGTGGAGCAGAAGGTCACTCAGAGCCAGCAGATGTCTGCTTTGCAGCAGGCCGCAGCTGATCTGGAGGCCAATTTCCCTGTTTTTGACCGCGCTAGCCCCGACTTCAACGAAAAGTACACGCAGGAAGTCATCGACCTGCGCGATGCCTTCATTGTTAAGGGCGAAAACCCGGTCGCGGCCCTGTCTAAGGCAGCGAAATTTGTCCTGCGGGAGTATGATCTAATCGATATGAGCGGAGACACCACTCCTTCCCTGGCTGTCGCCCCGACTCCGAAGGCACCTAGCGTCGATGAGGTGGCCAAAAAGCGCGCAGAGGTGGCCCGCAAACTAAAAGTTGCTGAATCTCAACCCCCCGAAATGCCGGGAGAGAGCTCTGCAGCACGCGGCGAGAAAGCGATCGATCTTTCTACGCTGACAGAAGACGAGTTTAACGCTCTTCCTGCCGCTACCCTTAAGCGTTTGCGCGGAGATATTCTCTAATGGCCGGTCGCGATTCACGTTTAGCCCGAGCCGGTGTCTCTGGCTACAACAAACCTAAGCGTACACCAAGCCATCCGACCAAAAGCCACGTAGTTGTGGCCAAGTCGGGGGATCAGGTGAAAACTATCCGGTTTGGCCAACAGGGCGTCAGGGGCTCCCCCCGTAAAAAAGGGGAGTCCGACTCATACCGTAACCGCCGCGAGTCCTTCAAAGCCCGCCACGCTAATAATATTTCCAAGGGCAAGATGTCTGCGGCGTATTGGGCAAACAAGGTGAAGTGGTAATGGCTAAAACTAAGTCAAAGGTCAATGCCGCTGGTAATTACACCAAGCCGACCGCGCGGTACCGTTAACCACAGGAGATAAGCGTATGAAGATGAAGAAGAAAGGCGGAAAGGGCCCTATGCATCGGATGCCGGATGGCACCATGATGCCTGGAAAAAGCCATAAGGCTAAAAAGTCGGCTAAGAAGCCAACCAAGCCTAGATACCCTTATTGATAATATTCGCATTAACTAGTTGCAAATTTGTATTAATGTTGCTATTTTGCAACTGAACTCGTCCGCTGGAACGATATTCAGCCGTGTCGGACACGTAAAAAACGTCGGACCCGCCTGCGTAGGCGTAAAACCCGCCGAGGTCGCGCCTCGTTAACCCGCGCTAAGTCGTGACCCCACGATACGGGGTAACGGTTTAGCCGCACCAAAAGTCGGCTGTAGCTTAGTAATGCGTGTGCATTACTAGATTTGAAACGCAATTTAAAGGAGAAGCCAAATGGCTCTTACTAATTTTGCGGCGCTGACTAGTGATCAACTTACGGCATGGAGCCGTGATTTCTGGCGCGTCGCTCGCAATATGTCGTTTGTGAACCAGTTCGCTGGTTCAGGTTCGAACGCGATGATTACGCGTGTCACTGAGCTGACCAAGTCAGACAAGGGCACGAAGGCCGTCATCACTCTGCTTGCCGATATGACCGGCGACGGCGTGACTGGCGATAGCACCCTCGAAGGTAATGAAGAGGCGCTCCGCGCTTACGACATCACCATCGAGCTCGACCAGCTCCGCTTCGCGAACCGCATTGCCGGTCGCCTCGCGGATCAGAAGAGCGTGGTGAACTTCCGTGAGCAGAGCCGTGACGCCCTCGCGTATGCGCTGGCTGATCGTTGCGACCAGCTGGCGTTCTTGACGCTATCGGGTGTGGCCTACACGCACAAGACCAACGGCGCTCTGCGCACGGTCTTGGCGTCTGGTCAGAACCTGTCGAACCTTGAGTTCGCTTCTGACGTGACGGCTCCTACCGCAGCGCGGCATCGCCGTGTTTCCGGTGACACTATCGCTGCTGGTTCGACTACGTCTGTTACTGCGACGGACAAGTTGAAGTACCGTCATATCGTTGACATCAAGGCCTATGCCAAGGATCAATACATCCGTGGCGTTCGCTCTGCTGGCAACGATGAGGTCTTCCACATGTTCGTGACCCCGCAGCAGATGGCCTCCCTCAAGCTCGATTCGGACTTCCTTGCCAACGTGCGTAACGCTGGCATCCGTGGTCCGAGCAACCAGCTGTTTGCTGGTTCGAGCTCGCTGATGGTCGACGGCGTCATGGTCCACGAGTTCCGCCATGTGTTCAACACATCTGGCGCGACGACTGGTACCTCGGCGAACGCTGGCGCAGCTGGCTACAAGTGGGGTGCAAACGCAAACGTGACGGGCGCTCGTGCGCTCTTCTGCGGTGCGCAGGCTCTCGCTATGGCTGACATCGGTCTTCCGGATATCGTTGAAGATAACTTCGACTACCAGAACCAAGCTGGTATCTCGATTGGTAAGATCTTCGGTCTCCGTAAGCCGAAGTACAACAGCGACGTGACGGCAGACACGCAGGACTTCGGCGTGGTTGCTCTCGACACGGCGCAGTAAGCCGCTTAGGGGGCCCTCTCTTCGGAGGGGGCCCCCATCTCTCTACTCCAGGAGCAATCGTGAAGGTTGTCTCGGATAAAGAAATTCGCGTTGCCACACTCAGTGGCGCAGTGGTTTTGTTTTTCCCAGGGGAAGAGTGCGAAGTAGCCGACGAGATCGGCATTCTTGCGCTGCAAATGGGAGCCCGACAGGTAGGGTTTGAAGCGCCGAAAGCGCCTCCTCCTGCGGTCAAAGATTCCCCCCAGATCGAAGAATTCGAGGACGTAAAGAACCTCGATGACGTAGTCGCTGGTATTGAGAAGCTCTGTGAACAGGGCGACCCAGAAGACTTCAAAGCGGATGGAACTCCCAAAGCTTCGGCAGTAAACCGCGCTGTCGGGCGCAACGTTAGCATTGAAGATCGGGAAGCAGCTTGGGATATATTCATCAAATCGTGAGGTAGGTCATGGCCGTTACCGTACAAAGTGTTATCGACAGAATCCAAACAACCCTTCAAGACACAACCGGGGTTCGCTGGCCTGTAGTCGGAGAGCTTATACTCTGGATCAACGACGCTCAGCGTGAGATCGCGCTGCTCAAGCCTGACGCTTCGGCAAAGAATACGACGGTCACTTTGGTTGTTGGCACTAAGCAGGATATCCCTAGCGACGGCAACGGTTTGTTGCGGGTTACCCGTAACATGTCGGCCGCTTCTAGCGGACTCGGCCGTCGCGCAGTGCGCATCGTGCAACGGGAAATCCTCGACGCGCAAACTCCTGATTGGCATAACCCGTCTGTTACGGGCGACGCCGCTCATGGAACCGTAGTCAAACACTACGTCTACGACGAGCAGAACCCGCGCAACTTCTATGTTTATCCTGGGGTCTCGACCGCTAATTCCGCGTTCGTCGAGATTATATATTCGGCGAATCCTACCACCGTAGCGCAGAACGGCAACCTGGACATCCCAGACATCTATGCAAACGCGGTGATGAATTATGTGCTCTACATGGCATACATGAAGGACGCCGAGTACGCGGGCAACCAGCAGCGTGCAGCGTCGCACTATCAACTGTTCACGACTTCTATTACTGGTAAAGGTCAGGTGGACGCAATGGTGACCCCTAACTACGACGCTAGACAACGTCCGGTTGCTGTAGCAGCGGGGTAACAAGGTATGGCAACTCTGTACGAGTCGTTGCTGCCTGAGATCATCCCGATGGTGCCGGGCTGTCCGGACACGCTCATCGAAAACAACATTCGATCAGCGGTCATCGAGTTGTGCGAGAAAGCACCAGTCCTTCAGGCGGAGCTTGATCCAGTTACCACACGCGTTGGGACGTTTGAGTACGACCTCGAGCCGCCGACCGACACCGTGGCTCACAAGATCATGTGGGCCGTGTACAACGGCAACGATCTCGAGCCGATAAGCACGAACCTTTTGGAACAGCGCAAGCCTGGTTGGCGTGATGCCGCAAATCGCGGGAACCCTGAGTACTTCGTGAAGGTCAGTCAGTCATTGTTCTGGCTCGTACCCGTACCGAACGTTACGAAGGTATCGAGCACGGTTCTGCGCGTTCAGCTGAAGCCAACGCAAACGTCTTTGTCGGCCGACGATGAGCTGATGTCCGATTACCGCGACACTATCGTCAATGGAGCATTGTTTCGTTTGTTACGTTTACCGAGTAAAGAATGGACAGACCTGTCCGGTGCTTCGGTGTACGGATCGATCTTTAATGAAGGCATTGCTGCTGCCGATCGACGCGCGCGTCACGCCGACGTTGGCATCGCCAGGAAGGTAGCGTATGGAGGAGTCTATGCCCCATTTTCAAAGCGGAGAAACAGGTACAGCAACGGCTATTGAGCCGGTTGTCTCTGATATTCGCCGGGAGTGGGATTGGGTACGGCACGGGGTTGAGGAGATTATTCGCAACGCGAAAACACTCACTTACCGGCCGGAGGATGTCTATGCGGCTTGCGTGAACAAGCAAGCCGTTTTGTGGACGACGAGTGAAGGGTTCGTGATCTCCACTACGGAGATTGACCCCTTCACGGACCGGAAGACGATGTTTCTTTGGCTCGCGTGGGCTAAGAAACGAGGTGATAGTTTAGTGGCAAAGTACCAGTTGTTTTTTGAGAAGGCTGCCCGCGAAGCGGGGTATAGTTATTTGGAAACCCGGTCTCCCTTTCTTGGGTTGATGGGGTATCTAGAGAGTCACGGTTGGGCTATAGATACTGTAGTTTATACGAGGGAGCTATGAGTAGTAAGCCTAAGAAACAGGACTACCAAGCAAGCGAGTCTGAAAAGGCGTCGGCAGCCGTTGCTCAGGCGGAGTACGACTATTTTAAGCAGAAGTACGATCCGCTCCTGCAGGAAATGCGGGACAAGGTGAACAAAGAAGACCTTCGGTCTGGTCTGCGAGGCAGAGCTAACGCGGATGTTATGCAGTCTTTGTCTACGCCCTCGTATCAAGAAGTTTCTAGAAGTGATGCGTCTGGAGACTTGTCTGGAGCAATTAGTGGGCAGCTTACAAAGGCTGATGAAGCCGCAAACACAGTTAAGAACACTATGGGTTCCGGCGTGCTCGGCACAGCCCGTGGGCAGGCTGCAGATGCACAGACAGGCATGGCGCAGGCCAGTCGGCTTGCTACGTCTAACTTGTTGGAGCGAGCAAAAGCGAAACAGCAGGTCGCTGAGGCGAGAGCCGGTGCCGCTATGCAGATCGGATCTGCTGCGGTTTTGTCCGGACTTAGAAACTTATCGTCCGCCAAACCAGGCGATACGAGAAGCACGCTCAGCAAGATGATGACTCCGACCAATAACGACGGCACGTTAGCGAGCAGTATTGGCGATAGGTTTAGATTCTCTATGGGGTTTACGCCTTCTGCGTCTACTAATCAGAACTTCGTGTCAACGCGATATCCAACGCCGATAGAGAGACCCCCCGGCCCTTCTTATCAACCTTCGTTGGGGCAACAGACCTCTATATATAACCCACGTTTTAGACCTGGACGGTAAATATGGCACCTGATATCGGTAGAGCAGCCGTTATGCCAGAAAACTATCTGGCCAGAAATATGGCCTTTTATGGCAACGGGAGTCCTGTTATGGGGGGCAGTCTTGCTTCTCCTTATGGAGCGACCGCTTACTCTGGGGCGTCTTCTGGCCTATCGACTGTGACTGATCCAGAAAAGGCGTATGCCAATCTGACGAGGCAGGAGTATCTTGATTACATAAAGAATTACCGCAGCTTTGAAGAAGGGCTGATAAATAAAGCTCGCACTGATAAGTCTTTGATAGACGAAGCGCGTAAAGATGTAGGTCTTGCTTCTACTCTCTCAACTGGCGTTGCTGAGCGAAATGCACAACGTTATGGCGTGAATCTAACGCCAGAGATGCGACAGCAGCAGGAGCTTCGGTTTCAACGCGCGAATACTCTCGGCGGTATTCAAGCAGTTAGCGACGCTAGAATTGCGCAGCGCGAAGCTAATACTCAGCTGATGGCAGACCTAATTAACATCGGACAGGGTGTAAATCGCTCGTCTCAGCAGCAACTTGGATCCGCAGCGCAAGACGCAAGTGCAAGACAAAACGCGTATAGACAGGCAAAAGCTGCTTCAAAGGCTCAGACATATCAAGCCGTTGGTAGTTTGGCTTCTACAGCGATATTGGCGTGGGCCCTTTTCTAAAGGTGAACTGAAATGGCAACTGGCATTCTTGGTGGGTTAGACGCTACTCTTCAGGGCTTCATGCAGATGTCTGCGCAAGCAGAGCGTAATCGCTTGGCTAATGCAGAACTTGAGCTCGCGCGCCAACGTGGCGTACGCGAGGATCGACAGCTCGGACTTATGGAGGGGCAATTCCAGCTCGCTAAAGATAAACAAGCATCCGAGTTACGAACGCTTCGCTTGACCGAAGCTAATACACGGGTAAAGCAAGAAGGCGACTCCTTGTTAGCGGATGCATTTACCTCTAAGTATTACAAGCCGACTGATACTGTAAATCCGTTTGACAAAGCAAAGCTTATAGCTGACCTACAGGGATCAGACCCATATCGAAAGGCACAGGCGCGACGGTTTGTGCTTCGAGTTGCTAACCATGAGCGTATGATGGGGCGTTTTGAAGAAGGAAACGTCGAAGACGATGATTTCTCTTTTGATAATCTTGATGAACAGGCGTTAGCTAACGGGCGGGTCGTTGCTGTTGGCAAGTACCGTTCCACTGGAGCGCCTGGCGTTAGCACCGTAAGAGGTACTAATGAGCCGGATGACCCCGTCTATTCTCGCGATTTTACTGACGCTGCGAATGACATATCGGTCTACTTTAAGGGATCCGTTTTGAACCGTGGCTCTAATATGGGTGCGAGCAGCGCGTACGCACGCTCAGTTATTGCAAATGCGGCAACCGAAGCCGATGCAGGTGGCGGGGGTGGCGGGGGTGGCGATCGAGTTGGTGCAACCAATCGAGTAACCACTGCTGTTATGAGCAGCGTCGGTCCAATTCTCGGACGCGAGGGAAAGCGGGCGGTTATCGCAGCACTATCCGAGGCCGAGAAGTCGGGCGATCCGAACGCCTATCGTAAGGTTCTTCTCGGGATTACTGAGACCCTAAACAAGAACGGAGCTAATATTGAGATTCCTTCTATCCTTACTACGTCTGTAGATAAGAATAAGCGCGATAAAAATATTATTGAGCCTGGTTCTTCTAATCAAGGGCCGAATGTTGATACTACCCCCCGTGTACGCTTTCTGCTAACGCCAGGCGCTCCAGTGGATCCTTTTGCTGCTTACGGCACACCAACTTGGATCCGCGGATCAAATCCTTTAGCGCGTCTTGATACAAAGATAGCTGATGCAACTAGCAAGGCTAATAAGGCTACCGGCGACGCTCGAATTGCTGCTGAGCAAGAGCTGTCTAAGTTACAGCAGCAAAGATACAGCCTTGTAAACAATATAAACGTCCGTCAGTTTGAGAAAATCAATTCGGATATTGCTTCTTTAGAGGCCAGCCGAAACAACGCTGAGTCAGATAGACGTGGTGCGTTTGATACAAAAATCGCTCAGCTTAAGACGCGAAGAGATCTCTATATAAAGGCGGGCTATAGAACGGCATCTATGGAGAGCGACGCATATAAGTCGCTTGAGACTAATGTTTTGTCGAAGATCGACGGTCTCACTGGAGATCAAGCGCTCCAGCTTGTCGCAGACGGCCGCATTCAGTTCTCGGAAGCGGACATGGCCGCTATGCGAGTTAGAGCGCAAGAAGCCGGAGTAACCAGTAACGCGCAGATAAAGAGACTCCCTCGACGCGAACAGATAGCTTTGCGAGCAATTATGTACTCTTGGTCTGATAACGCAGCGGAGCGTGAGTCCATTCGTGGAGAGATGACCAATCTCGCAGAGACTGGGATCCTTTCTATGTCGCGAAAGGAGCTTGACACATCTCAAATCAACTGGTTTAACGCATATACGAGTCGCATGAACCTCGACCTCGAACGAGCCAAGTTCCTTTATCAACAGGCAAAAGATAATTCAGCAGCTTTAAGCGCTTCTCTTCAGCGCAACGACTACTGGCGCGAAGCCGCTACAAAAACTCTTACCGACATGACCACTATGATCCGTAGTGGAACAGGCCCAGATGGTAAGCCGATAGACAGGAATCCGAAGCATCAGGGGTACAGTCTAGAGCTAAGATCAGAACGCGTAACAGCTGCTGTGCAAAACCATCTTTCACGGTTCGTTTTGGACACTAGACAAGCCTTACAAGAGGGTCATGGAAAACGTCATCTTCAGACCCTTAATGCGATGACTAGCACAGCTCTTATGGCGCTCGCGAAAGACGGAACCGGAAGTTTTTGGAACTGGGTTGGTAGCTGGGGGAATCCGAGTCCCGATCAGATAATCGGAGCAAGCACTGATTTTGGTTTGGAGCGAGTTCGTGCTGAGAGAGATGACAACGGCAACATCACGGGATTTCGGGTGTATTCGGCTGGCGGCCAACGATCGGGAAGGTTTTTTACTGCGAAGCAGGTACAGGACGGCATGGATCCAGAAATTTACAAGACGGTTGTAGCTGCGGTTGAGCTAAGTGAGCTTGCTAGACAATCAAACGATCCAAACGCCAGGTAAAGACATTTTATGGCTGATGCGCTCCAGTTGTTTCTTTCGGGGCAGCGAGTGCGGGTGCCTCCTGCTCCGTCTGCAACGCAGCAGAACACCAGCACGGGACGACCGAGGTGGACAGGGTCGATTCCTTACGAAAAAGCCAAAACCTGGAGGGCCCCGTCAAACTACCAAGGACCGCCTCCTTTTTCAGTTGTTGAGCTTCTCGAACAGGAAGACTGGGAGAAGTCGCAAGGTGGCGCTGGCCGAACAGAGGTTGGTCGGCCTACGACTGCCGCTGTCAACTTGACGCCGACCCAGTTGGACAATGCTATTGATCGGCGGCTCACTCAGGTCTCACCAAAGACGGCTTCGTCGAGAAGGCCCTCGTTTGATTCCGCAACGAGCACCCCAATGCAACGCGCTCAGCAACAGGCGTTTCTTGCTGGAGCCGTTGACCAAGATCCGATTCCTGGGCAGGCGCAGCTATTCGCCGACGAAACTTGGATGCCGAAGGCAGTTCCTGGGACTCTGTCTGAAGAGTTTGGCGCTGCTGTGCAAAGCGGCGCTATCGGCATTCAGTCCGATCTTGAGTACTTCAAAGGCCTTGCGAATACCATCAGTGGGGATGAGAAAGCTGCAGCGGCAAACATACGCAGCGCCCGTTTAGCTGAAGAAGATGCGGCGGCTCCGCTTGCCGGGCTAGAAACATTCGCCGAGTTCCTCAACGAACCAACGTTCGGCGGTTTTATAAGCCAAGCGGTTCGAGGCACAGGCCAAGTCTTGCCCTCCGCTGTTATGTCTATTGCTAGCGCTGGCACCGGTGCGATTGCGGCAACAGTCGGACGCGGCGTACTTAACCAGGTCAACCGCCAAGTAGCCAAGCGGATCATTAAGGATTCGGTCGAGCGCTCCGCAAGAGGAGTGGCTGACCCCGTCGAGCAGCAGATTGCCGAAATTGCATATGGATCGCTCCGTCAGGCTGCGAAGCGCGGCGGAGTTGCTGGTGCATTTGGTGCTGAGTTCGCGCCTATGTCAGGTAGCAACTTGTCTGAGGCGCTAGATTCTGGGCAACCACTAGACGAAGCTAGTGCTCTTCGCGCTGCTGCAGTGGGTGTGCCGCAGGCTGTTATCGGCGTAGGCAGCGAAGTCGCGCTGTTGAAACTTCTCGGCAGACAGGCCACAAAGCGGACGGCTGTCGAAGGAAGCTTGTTTGCGAACTTCGCTAAACGCTTTGGTGCTGGCGGGCTGAAAGGCGGCGCTATTGAATCAACGACTGAACTAGCTCAGGAAGGTATCGCGGTTGCTAACCGCGCTGATCTTGACCCGCTGTTCACGGCTCAAGATGCACAACTCCGTCTTGCTGAAGCAGCATTCGTTGGATTCTTTGGCGGTGCTGCTCCTGGCGCTGGTGGTGGAGCTATCGGTGGGGCTTTGGACGCTGTTCAGAGTTCACGACTCAAAAACACTGTGTCTAGTGTTGTCGACCGTGCCAAAGGTTTGGTTGAAGACGCTAAGTCGCAGTTCATAAGCAATAAAGTTAACTCCGAACAGTTTGGCGAACCTTCCCCTGGAACTACAGCCGCCGAGTCTCAGCGCGATATCAACGCGCAACTTCGCGCGATGTTTGACGACGAGACCGGCAAAAACGCGGTTTGGATTGCGGGGGATAAACCAGAATACGGCGCGGTACCCGGCCGTATCATGCAGACGAACTCGCTCGGAGGTAAAACTGCATACATCGCTTTTGTTCCCGGCCGAGGTACGATTGTTTCTACCTATGCGGACATTGTCGATGAAGTCGTTAAAGCCGGAGCGACGGACGAAGCCCTTGCAGTAGCTCTCGGTTACAGCGCCACGAAAGATTATTCTGCGCCAGGTGATCAGGTTGTTCAGGTAATAGATAGCGATGGCAACGTCGTCTCGGAAGAGGTGACGAACGAACAGACTCTTGGCGCGGCAACGGCTAAAGCGCAGCAGACGTTTCGGTCAGATAAATACAGAGTCAACGTAACCACTGTAGAAAAAGCGCTCGAGGAACGGCGGAAGCGGTTCATGGCTGAGCAGAAGCCTGAGATACGGGATATGGAGCTCTTTGATCAGGATGGAACTGAAGACCAGACTGATGTAGATACGTTTGCCACAGGTACTCAGACTATTGAAGGCCAGCGTACGATTGTTCGTACGTATGGCCGCAAGGCTGATCCAACGCGTACGTTCGATAACACCGCTCAGGCCCGCGCTAACTTTGAGAGCGTGTTCGGCGAAACTAACTGGAACGACCGTCGCTTTGGTGCGATGCATGAACGCATGTTGAACGTGGCTGCTAACGAGCAGCGTTCTAACCCTGACTCAGCTGTATCCATTGAAGACACACCGGATGGTGGCTTTCAGATTGTTCGCGATGACTTCGGTGATCTTTTCCGTTCAATAAGCACAGATGGCACTGAAACACGCGTAAACGTGCAGACGTTCTTGCAAGCAGCTGTTCAACGCGCACGGCAGAGTAAGTACGCTCGCAACTCTCGCGTTGCAGTAGTCGGGCCGGATGGTAAGAAGTCTGCAGTAAACCTTGTTGACCTCACCGCTGCTGGTCAGCGATTAGTAGAAGGCCGCGAAGGCGCTGGCTTTCAGATGCGTCAAGATCCGCGTACTGGCGCTACTTTCTTAGCTCCTGAAGCGGCAGCGCGTGCAGGCTTGCTTGAAATTCTTGCTGATCTAGCTATCGAAGGATACGACGTTCAGATAGATGGGCAGTCTTTGTTTCCAGGGTTCCAGTTGACCCCTGACCGAAATCCTGCCGCTGCGTCAGTGATTCCTAAAAAGCTTGGCAATGTTACAGCGGCTGTTGTTGGTACCAACCGTGTCTCTTTAAATGATCTATTTAGGGGGGCGCAGTTTGAACCGCTTACGGCAGAACAACGCGAAGCCGGTTTAGCTAGGGAGTTTTTGGACAGACCGGACGAAGTTTCTGACGGTCGTTCTGAGATTGACCGAATGATTGAGTCAGGAGTACGCGGCGATGAGCTGCTTACTCAGATGAATATTGACACGCCTGTGTCAGCAATCGATCTCCGTCGCGGTGCGGCTCCGAGCACTTTTAGTCCTGCAGCCGAAGAGCGCACCATGCGCGAGCAGGTGTCAAACTCAATCAACAGCATGGTTCGAGAGATCATAGATGATCTTTTAAAGACGCTGAATCTAAAGGACCCTCCGCGCATATACACGTTTGATCAACTCAGCTCTATGTCTCAAGAACAGCTTGAAGCGGAGTTTCCGAAAGGA